AGGTGATGTAGTAGCATAAGTACCATCATCTTGTACATAATATACACTACCTATTGTATACCCGTGAGCTGTTTGTTCTGTAATACCACTATATGTAATTATAAATGTATTACTATTAATAATTTCTGTAACAATTCCCATGTGAACACTATCTTCATCACTTACGTTAGATAATATCCATGTACCACTGCTATTTACAAATAAAGGATCTAATACAGTAAATCCATGAGAATTTTGTGTAATAGTGTCTTGACTATTACCTGATTGTGCTGAATTTGGAATATCTATACCATCTACTAATAATGCGTAATGTGTTTGTATACAAGAAAGCAAATCATCAGATATACCGTCTACATAAGTTGGAAAACTAAAATTAGGTGTTAACTCCATAATAGCAGCATTACCTAATGGTGCACTTGATAATATAGTATCAGCATCATTTACATTTGCACGTATTACTCCACCACTGGTGGATATAATAGAACTTACTGTAAGTGCTACACAGTTACTTCCATCTAATAAGTAAATAACATCTCCCACATCTACTGAGTCAGAAGTGTACGCACTTTGCGTATCGTTGAATATACCTCTGATTTCATAGTTTGGGGCTGTGCCGCTACTCTGATAAATATTTAAAGTGCCTCGAAAACTCGTAGGCACTTGTGCATTTACTACAAAAAATGTAGTAAGTATAAACAGAATGGTTATTAAAATACGCATATAATCGTCCAATTACTAAATTGATTAAGATTAATTACTGTGACATCTAAAATGCCGTTATCAAGTCTTGTGAGTTGTACTTGAGGTGTAGTACCTTCATCATATATAAAAGGTAATACTGTTGATGGGCCTCCTGCAATAGATGAGGTAATGTTCATTACCTGTACTAATGGTGGAAAAAAAGAATCTGTATCTTGATTATGTGTTACAGTATCAAAATTAAAACGTATAGTAAATTTATTACCACTTAACTCTGATGTAGAACCAGAGATTTTAGCAGAATATAAAATTATATCTTGAGGAATTGTTACAGTACCTAAACCTAAACCTCTATCATAAGATACAGTAGAGTCAGAAGCCATTACCCAACATTCTGTTCCAGCTTGAAATATTTGAGGTAAACCCCCCGTATTACCTACATTACCTTCGTTATCAGTGCTTATAATAATATCTCTCCTGTATTCTCCAGGAGTTGTTGCAAGCACTCTATCAGATGGTGATACAGATCGTAAGGAACGCTTATTCTTTAAATATACTTTAGGTAGATAGTATTCGCTCATTTTAATTTAATTAGTAACATTATATCTTTAACCATAATCAATATCTTCTTAGGTTCCTTTATAAACTTTTCAACTAATGTTATGAAAGCAAATGTAATCTTATTTCCTACTGTACCCATAAAGTAAGAAAGAACTGATACCTCTACAACACCAAGTTTAAAGTAGTAGGCTGCAAACAGAGCCACCATAATTGTAGTAGCAAATCCAGTAGCCCATACCAGAAATGCTTTTACAAAAGATAGTTTGTTTTCTGCTTGCAGCCCTACCAGACTACCTAAAGCAGCGGTTATTACAAACCAGTAGTTATGTATATTGGTAGAAAATTCATGCCAATAGAGGCTTAACCATTTTTGAAACATCGAATCTGCTTTAGTAAAATCATTCATTATACAAAAGGAGTGGATTTAGATGCAGAACCTAAATAAGTGATATTGCTATACTTATCATCAGCATCGGATAACCAAGCACCAAGCGTGTTATTAAGACCTGTTACGGTAGTAGAATCACTGGTAGATACACTATAACCAGTAGCTGCACTTGCTGTAGGATTCGTAATTGCAGCTTCAAGCGCAATCATAGTCTTTTTAGCAAACTGACTTTGGTTATTTAAAGTATCCTGAGTGCCGTAATGTTCAATAACAGTAACTGTATAATTTTTAGTTTCATCAATATAATTAGGAGCTTCAATAAAATATTCGCTACCAATTACATGATTTTGCATGTTAAAGACTTGCAGACCTGCACGATCTTTATACATTAGTAAAAGTTGACGACCAGTATTACGTCCTTCAAAAGCTTCAGAAACTTCTTCAGTAGTATAGCTTAAATCGCCTGCAACACCACCTGTAAGACCGAAAGAATAGATACGAGACTTGGTTTCTTTGATGTTATCAAAGGCAAGTGCTTGACCTTCTTCAAATGCCATTACTAACAGACCATCTACTGTTGCAGCAGAGCCTGGAGTAGTATTACCTAAATTTTCAATAGTAGCCGCTGAAAGCGCAGCATCTTGTGCTAAAACTTGATTCAGCGTATTGATGAACGTTTCAGTAGGCTTGTAAGTAACTTGTACTGTGCTACCATTAGGTAGTGTATACTTAGCTACGTTAAAAGCCGCTGTGTTTTTAGTCATAGTACCAATTGCAGTACCAGAACCGCCTGCAACTTTGATACCAAATACAAAAAATGGACGATTACCAGCAGAGAATACACCAGGTGCAGCACTACCTACTACTTCAGATGAACGGTTAGCTTTTAGAGCTAAGTTCTGAAGTAAGTAATCATTCACGTTAGTTGGTGTAGTAGCAGGAGTATCTTGTACGGCTGTGAAACTATCACGGTTCATACCGAATACTAAATCTGTACGTACGCCTTCCAATCCAAGTTGAATCTTATACCTGGTTTCGTCAGCTACGCCAGTTAAACCACGAAGTACACGAGTAGAAAAACTACCAGGTGCATACTTTAAAGTAGACACGCTGCGAATTTTATCACGCTCGATAATTTGAGATTTAACGATAGCCTTATGATTTGTACCAAAAGGATTAACTAAGTTGGTTTGGCTTGAGTTTGGAGTACCTTGTACTACCTGAATAGCAGCTACTTGAGTAGATGTAGTACCTGCAACTACGAAGTTACCATGAGGAATGGTTCCAGCGTGTTCTGCACATAATACGCCTAACTGGTCATCTGCAATATTTAAGCTATTACCAGATGTTTCAAGGTCGCCAGAAACTACTAAAGCTTGATCGGAACCTCCAACAAGAAGTACCTGCATCTCAAGCATGTTTGTTTTGTTACGCATGTTGTTAATTAGTTATTGAATTTATTTTCTCCATTTGGAGCTGTATAGAGGGATCTTTTAGAATCCTTGTAGCCTCTTTAACGGCTATATCTACTATTAATGAATGATAGTTTTCATTCACTTCTAAATCTTGAATAGGACTTGTAGTATTATAATATTCGCTACAATTGAAACCATTAGTTGCTACACACTGCTTATACTCAGGTGTATTATACCCTCCAAAGAATACAGGTGCAGGTTTTCTTAGATATTCTACTCTAATACCTGTTATTGTAAAATTCGTTTCTGAGTATATATACAAAGACGTAGCATTACTATCAGATGTCTTTACTAAAGCTGCAACCAATCGTCTCCACCTCTTAGAGGGTTTTTGAAACTGGTCGTTTAGTACATCATTTAATCTACCTTGCCCTACTAATTCTACCTTAATGATACCGCAATTAGTCTGTGCCCATATTCTTTTAAGGTGTAAGTAGGGAAAGGTGAGATCGGATAGTTTTAATTCGTAAATATTATCATCTACCAGTGTTGGTACTAACTCTTCTTGTTCAGGATAAGCTACTACTAAATTACTAACCATGTCAAACTTCTGTTGATGTGACTCGTCAAAGCTGTACTTTTCTAAGAACTGCATGGTAGCATCATTAAGAAGCTGGTCTATCTCCATAGGTGTGTAACCACGATAATGATTACTATTAAGTTTATTAAACCTCTCCTTAAATAAATAGTGTAGTTTATATATTGACATTACTCGAATTTAATACCTTTTGTTATAAGTTCTAATTTCATTTCAGCATAAGCATTGGTTTCATCCGGTTGTTTCGGATTATACTGTGTATATGCTTCGTAAATGAAATTCTTTAATGCAGTATCGCTTTTCCATTTATGTAGATTTGGTACTTCCATTTTAGAATTCCAATATACATATCCATCACGTACTGTAATGATTCGTGTATTAATACCTTGTGAGTACATATATTCAATCATGAAACGTTCTGGATCATCATTAAATAATTTTACACCATTCATAAACAGTTCGATACGCTGAGATTTATTATTTCCTTTATTCTTAATAAAGCGATTTAATTGATCTCGTACAATTTGAGGTGCAACTTCACCTACTGTATTTATAATAGACCCGCCTGTTTCATTACGTATTACAACTGCAAGCTGATACAATTTAAACTGAGGATATTTAGTTTGAATGTTGATAAGTGCAGCAATTGCAGTATTCTCAACATCGTCGTTACGTACCCGATCAAGTTCTTCTTCGTTTTCTTCAGCAATATAAAACGTATGATAGTTTACATTATACACGTCACGAGATTTAGCAATATTACGTTTACTCTTAATAAGCTGAATTGCAAAACGTCCTCGTGAAGTATCTGATGTAAATACGTTAGAACCATCATAAAGTGTAATGTTAAATCCTTCAATAAACGACTTTTGAATTTTAGGGTCGTAAGCCGTTCCAGGACGCATAATTGATTGTGAAATACGTGATGTATAAAAATTAGGTTCTACTGCATCTAATATTTCATAATAAATTTGCTTGGATAATTTATCTTGTTTTACCAGTGATGGTAAAATAGAATCCCATTTATCATTTAATCCACATTGCATCTTTACTTCCAGCCAATCCATATCTTTATATGGATTTAATACAAGTTCTTCCAGACCTGTGTTATAAACGCCACGTTGCATATCTTGGTCAAAATAGTACACATCTACTGCACCTGTAGCTTTTGTTTTACCAGAAGCTTGACCTAAATCTACACGTTGCTTTTTAATGGGGTCATATACAACTACAGGTTGCATGTGACGATTCTGTACACTTTGTCGTGGTACAGGTTTTACAATAATCTTTAAACTGTTTTCCATAAACTTTTCATGTTTTAAATAAAAGAAATATAGAAAAGAAGGGTCGAAACCCTTCTTTTCAAAATTAATTTTCTTACCCGTTATAAGGCATAGACAGAATACGGCTTGTATCCCATACAGTAAGAGCTACAGAACTACCTCGGTAGATACCTGCTTGCTTATCAAGTACAGCTACATTTTCACCATTCTTCTTCGCACCTGTGCGAATGTCGTATACGTTAGAAACGTTGTAATATTCTTCATAAGCCTCTTCATAAACCATAGCGATGTTACTACGTGTACGAGCACCAGCAGGGGCTGCGTCTGTAGCACCTAAATCAAGTACATCAAAAGTAAATGATTCATAGCTATAATTTGTTCCGGGTACTTTTTCTGGGTAGTAACGTGGATTATCTTTGGTAGGATCGTACATTACTTTCAATACAATACCATTAGGCATTAGGATTTCAGTAAACTGAGCACCATACTTTAATGCGTTCTTAGTAATGTCAGATTGTGTACGAGTAACAAAGAAGCTGTCAAGTAATGTGAAGGGGTTAAGACCTGCTTCAGCATTTACCATACGGCTAAATAATTCAATACCACCTTTACCTGTACGTAATACTACTGTAGGTTCACCTACACCATAACGAGTTACGAATAAGTCTTGTAACTTCTCGTATATATCATATAGTGTTAATGTACCGTTGTGAGGATAGTAATGACCATCCCTACGGATTTGTCGCCATCCTGGAGCTACTTTAATAGGACGACCTGTTTCAGGGTCTACTGTAACTTCCGTACGACCAAACTCCATCATGAAGTTTTTGTCTTCGTTGATACGTTCTGCAAGTCGAGCTTCAGCCATTGTGATGAAACTGCCTTGTGGAACTTTCTTAGATTTTGTTTTATCGTCCAGACTTGGTTGATAAACATAACCTACACCGATAGCCTGACCATCGTTGAATGAACCACCATTACCAGAAATGGAATAACCCATATTCTTACTTTGACCGTTCATTTCAAGGCGAATAAACTTATCAGTAACTTCCACTTTACGACCTACATAACCGATATGTGACTGAAGATTAAATACGTTTGCGAAATAATCGCCACCATATTTGTAGTTCAGTTCATCAGCAGTTGATGTACCACCGTCAATTACCCTACGGTTTACTTGTAGATATTCAGGATCAATCCAGCTTGTAGGATCTCCGTCCTGAAGCTTAACAGTATATTCCCACTCGGTTGCAGAAATTTGTGTAGGATGACCTAAAATACGAAGTAATGGAGAATCGTGTGAATCTGTTTTTAACAGCACGGGTTCGTGGAACCAGCCACGATCTAAATAGGTTTTAAACTCGCCGTTAGCTTTACCTGGATAGGTTGGTAGATTCGCATCTACGCGAGTAATGCGGGCATCGGCAACAACATCTTCACTCAGACCCCACTGATAATCGTTTTTACCAGGATCAGTAGTCATTACATTTCCCTGAGCCATAGTAAGCCAAATCCAGGGTTTGTTTATAATATTACTGTCAGTGTCAGAAGAGAATAGTTGTGCATCAATCATCCCGAAGTTAGTAGGCCCGTAAGTACGGAATAGTTCTGCGTGTGTAAAACTATCCGCAGAGGAACCACCCCAATCTTTACGAACTACTTTTTCAAGAGCACTTCTACGTCTTAGCATCTTAATTAATTTGATTTAGTGAATTGTGAAAAGAAACTTCCCTGATTGCCTTCTGAACTATCGCTCTTAGTGCGAATCTTGTTTAAAGAACTTTCCAGTTTAGTTTTTAAAATATTATCTTTCTTAGACTCTGTTTTTTTAGCATCTAATTTAATCTCGTAATCTGTAAGATCAAACTGACCTGTTGTTTCATCATACCTTGAATAAATATCAGCTAACTGAATGAGAGCCATTGGTGATTTAGAAATTAAATCATTCTTACGTTTTACTTCTTCAGGGTGCATATTTTGTAAAACAGCATTCTTCCTGGTTTTATCCCACTGTAAATCTTTTACAGTATTATTGATAGTAGTGTAAAACGCCTGAATATTTTCTTTTTCTTGTTTAGCAGTTTCTTGTAAATCTGCTATTTCTTTAGCTTTAGCTGCATCACGTAAAGCTTTGTCTTCTTCAAACTTTTCTTTAGCGAGTGCAAGTAAATCTCCTTCTTCTTGCAAGTCTTCTAAGTAACTTACTAACTTATCTTCTGATTTAAAGACTTTAGCTTGGCTGAATTTATCTTTAAGATAATTGTATGCCTGCTCTTCATCGTTCAAATCATATTGATTTGTTTCTACATACATTTGGAAAAACTTCTTTAAGTTTTCCACTGTTGCGTCTTTACCCAGTTTAAACGCATAATCTAATAAACTTTGACCGTCTTCGTGTACTTCTTGTAAAGCACTGGAAAACATAGTCTCAGGTAATGTTTCTAAAAGTTGTTCCAGTTCATCTGGAGAACCTTTAAATTCATCTGTTTTGGGGATAATATTAGATTCTGTTAAGTAATCATAAATGGCAAGAACCCTATCATCAACATCATCAGGATGTTGGTCTGGTGTATCAATCTCCTCTTCTTCAGGAGTTTGGGTTTCAAGATCATCTTGAATTTCTTGCGGTTCATCGAAAGGAACTAAATCGTCAAATAATGATGCCATTGCACAAATGTATTTAAGTTATTAAATAATATATACTACACATATCATGTTGTAGTCTTCTTTTTACTATTAGCTAAAATTCGAGTTTTCATTAATTCGAATTCACGATCTTTAGCGTTTTCTTTTCGTTGGAAATCATGTTCCATCTGAGTTTTCTCTATAGTATCTGATATTTTATTCTCATTAATATCAAACTGCATAGCTAAACTATGACTTTGTATTTCTGCTTGCTGTAAGTTATTAGCACCTTGTTGTTGAAGTCTAAGTATATCAGACTCTAATTTTAAATCTGATTTATATTTCTCAAGGTTCTTAGCAGCTTCGATAGCTTCTAATTTAGCTTTCTCTTGCATCTCAGCCATACGCTGTTGACGTTCTGCTTGTTTAGTAGCTTCATTTTGAATCATCTCGTGAACCTCTTCAACAGAATTAGATCGTACTAAAGCTCTTAATATACCAGATATATTTTCAATACCTTCACCTTGATTCTGTGCAAATGCTTGTATAATCTGTGGAGAAGTCATGAAATTAAAGTATAACTGTTCTTTACCACTATCATGCAGATACATACCAACATCTTCTAACTTTTCTAATTGATCTGGTGTAACCTCTAAATATTCTTTCGTACCATCTGTTGATACATAATTTAATCTAAAATATTTAGTACCTGCTTCAAAGTTCATTTTAATATACTGCTTCAATAGAAACAGATATTCGTTTAAAGCATGTGACCACACCTTATCATGAAAGTAAAAAAGACTTTGCGTGGCAAGTGTAGATTGTATTAACGCTTGTTTATTATCTGTAACATTAGTATTAGGTGCTGTAGCAGCTTCTCGTTGTGGTGGAATACCTATACTAATACCTAACTCCGCATTAATTAATTGACACAATTGTTGTAAATTAATTAACTGTGAAGAAGTATCCACTACATTATAACTCACACCTGCTGTACGAGTAGACGGTGCTGGTAAACCATTAGTAGAACGTGATCCTGAGTAATATCTCTTACCCGTTTTTCTGGCTATAATTTCATTCTGTAATAGTTTATCTTCACCTTGAAGTGCATTATCTTCATGATCTACACCCAATTCATCTGGAATTTGGTCTACATCTATTGCAGCTTCTTGACCCACATATTTGGCAATTTCTCTGTCTTGGAGCCGCTTTATTGCCATATATTGAAACGCATAAGGTAGGCCACGTTGTAGATATGATATGGATTTTGCGTTACGGGAGTTTGCTATACCACCTTTATAAGATAATTCAAAATCTAAAAATGGATTATCATAGTTATCAGGTTGAAAAGGAACTTCTCTAAAGTCTACTAAAATGTCTGGGCCAAGTTTAGTAATTTCATAACGACGTGGTATAGATAAAAACTCTGCTTCATACTCTTTACCAGATTCATCAGTCCATACATACTTCTCAGCGTCCATCATATACCTATTGGTGTACTTTATTTTACTGGCATGTTCTGGTATAATATCAGTATCATGATTTAACTGTACTGTAATCTTATCCCCATAATCATCTGTAAATGTAAAGAACATGATAAGTTTAAATGCTTTAAACTCTAAATGCACTCTCCATAAGGTTCTATTAAAATTAACATTAGTTAGTGAAGTACCTTGATGTAAACCTTCACCTTTATTCATCTTTTGGTCAAAGGTGGTTAATAAAGAATAATACCTGGTATAATCAAACACTGGTCTATCATTCCTATCTATTGAATTGAATGTAGCACCATACTGTAATATCTTCTCTATCTCATCTTCATCTAACTTATTCATATAATCTTGTAGCGCATCTGCTACAGTAATCTCATCCCTACTCCAAACATAATCTCCTTTTTGAACAAACGGTACATTAGGATTTTTACTAAATCCCATGTGTTTTGGATTACATTCAGTAATAAAAGGTTTACCATGTTTCCAACCTACATATACAAAGAATCTATCTACTGTAAATAAGTCTTCAAAAGTACCTACTTTCTTACTACGTACATCTTGGTCAAACATACCAAACTGTAGTAACTTGTTGTATATCTTTTCACCTTCTGATGCAAAGTTTCTTTTAGAAAGATTTTGAGGTTCTATTTCAGCACGAAGAGATTGTATATACTGTTCCATCTCTTTATCAGACATACCTTCCATCTTAGCTCGTTGGCTTTCAACAGCAATAGCTAACTCTTGATCTACCGATTGCTTTAACTTCTCAACAAACTCTTTATCATGTTGTCGCATCGCTTTAGCTGTCAATAGAATAACTTTGTGTGTATTACCTCTGGATAAAAGGTCTCCTTTAAGCTGTTCTAATTTATTTGGGATTGGATTGTAAGGAACTAAATCCTCTTCTGTAGCCCCATACTCTTCTAAAGAACCACAATAATAATCAATCTCTTTTTTGAATAAAGTTAAATCATTATTTTTAAACTGATATAACTTAGTCATTTCTTCAAAGTCCTGTACAGTAAGTGAATTGTGTGCAGGAATTATTCTATCAGCATGAAACTTATACCACTCTTTAGTCTTTTCAGACTCAGGAACGGTTAATCTCATGAAATCTCTTAGTTCGGACATTTTTGAATATTTTCGGATTATTAACTAAATAATTAAAAGTGTTGGAATTCTTAATCTTATGACCTGCTTCTGATTGAAGCCTGCTTTCATATTCTTTTAATCCCATCACACTACCTCGCAAACCGTCTACGGCATCGAAGTTACCATCTAAATCATACTGCATTATCTGACGTATTGTAAATAAACAAGGGATTCTTGATATATTTTTTTTCTTTCCATCAGCTAATTCTGTTTCTTCCAAACACCAATCGTTTAATACTTTTAACTGATTGAGTTTTGCAATCTTATTACCTATTACATATCCAAAAGATAACAACCTCTTTTGATACATATTACTACCCATAATATACTGTGGTGTAATAGCTAATAAGTCTATCTTATTTTTACGTATAAAAAACTCTCTACACGCATCACCTCTGTTCTTTTCAAACCATAATGATTGTGGGCCGCAATTATAGAAAGTCATTAATTTCAATACATTTTCATAATACTCATTTAAACCATTTATAGGTTTACCTATATAAGTTGCAACTATACAATTACCTTTAGCTCCATAAGGAATATACTTAGGATTACAAAGTATAAAACACGCACCTATAGAACCACCTCTATCTATATCTTCTTCTACATAAGGGTCTAATCCTACAAACGAATACATGTCGTGTGGTACAACACCTTCTATTTCATGTGGAAAATCATAAATTACTATGCAACCAGACGGGTCTTTTTTCTTCGAGTAATCTATAGGAAATTCTCTATACGGTTCTGAATTATGATCTATCTCATATCTTACACCATTTCTACTTGCATTATCCCATATTAGTTTTACAGGATTTTCAAGTGTTTTACCATATCCGAACGCCATTAATTCTTTCTCACGTATTGCAGCTTCTTCATAAGGTAGATAATAAGTTTTGTCAGATGCCCACATTTCATCTACAAAACAAGGACGGTTCATCTTTTCATCACGAAGAACTTTAGGATCTGTAGAATTACTTTTCTCATCACGTATTTTATTTACGTGTTTTATAGCAGCTTCATAATCAGTGTTTCCATCAACATCTTTATATTGACGAAGTACCATATAAAATGGTAAGAAAAAACCTATATACCCATCTTGACCTTCTGTACCATGTTGATTTTTATAACTAAGTATCCTATAATCTTTAGGATTAAGAAACATCTTCTTAGTGGACTGTACATATTCTATATTACCTGATGTACCCATTTTCCACTGTACGCCAAAAAATACACCATCTCTTGCAACAGTAGAATCATTAGAGTTATGTACTTCTATCGCATTCTCTTCTAACCCCCATTCTTCTTCTACAGAAATAAGGTATCTACCACCAGCAGCAGCTTGCGCACCGTCACCTTTTTTACTCGAATAGTTTACATGGTTTAATTTAGTACCTGTACCTTTTGTAACCCATCTACCATTCAATTCTACTTTATACTCATGTCTATAAGGATTCTTCTTATTATTAGTAGCAATGCTACCTGTCATATCCTTATAAAATGGACATGGCGTAAAATCATCATCATCTTCTTTACCCCATACACCAAATTGTCTACCTAAATCAGGACTTGCTTTAGCACGTATAGACGCATCTATCTTAGCTACTAACTCTGATGATTTATCAGCATTGGCAGAACCTACACAAAATTCTGCTGTAATAAGACCTTTAATAAATTCTTCAGTATATTCTTTAGAGCCGTCAAATATAAGACCATGTTCTATTTCGGATAATGCACAGAAGTAACTATTGTGAGTTACAATAAAGTCACCAGCTAAGAATAAATCATCTTCTACTGTAATACACCATGCTTCACTGGGTTCGTTTATTTCAATATTGTATATAATATCCCATTCGATATTACTTCTCTGTCCATTAGTAGTTTTAGGCACTACTAATTTCTTTTTTCTTTCTAATGTAAATACTTCAGGATTATCAGTATATAATGTTGTTTCCCAATAACCATCATATTTGTTATTGTAATGTTTGGGATTCTTACATGCTATACCTAAAGATCTTGCTAATTGTACTAAATCGTGTATTAGTTGACTTGACACAGTAGCGAAGTTTACACTATTATTAGTACCTTGTCTTACATTAACATAACCGTCTGTGTCTAATAGACCTTGTAATAATTGTAATCTCTGATTATAGTCTCCATATAAATACTCTTTAGGAATAAACTTAGTATGTGATTTATGATTTACTAATCCCAGCTTATCAAACTTATCATATAGATCCCTATCAAAGGTATAACTCCAGTTAGTAGTATTCTTCTTTAAGTATTTATTAAATTTCTGACCAAGCGTATTGAAATAGTTTTCGTAATGTACACCATCATCATTACCAGCAGTTAACATTACTTTATACTGATTGCTCTTATATTTGTAATGATAAACACCACCATCACCTAATATAAGCCCAAGCAAGTATGGATCTATACCAAACGTTTTAGTGCTGTAATCTACTGCTTTATTATTACACACTCTATATTTATACTCATTAGTGATGGTAGTTCTTGGTCTTGAGAAATCTAAGTACATAGACTTAGTATCCTTGATAACAAGCTTTGGAGCGTTCCATTGTTTTACTTCCCAAAGGTGATCTGCACTAACTGTAAGTTTTCTACCACTTCTAAATGTAATATTATATGTTGGTACTAAATCATGCTTATACTTAGCTATTACTTTTTTAGGTTTACCGTCTTTTCCATATACCAAATCACCTATTTCAATATCTTGTATATATTTCTGACCATCAGGGATCTGAACTAATGTATTAACTATCAGTGCTTTACCTCCGCTTCTACTTCCTAATATACCTACATTATTAGTGGGGTTATGATAATAAGGTCTTCCTTTAGCATACGTATGTACCTTCCTTATATTCTCTCTTGGCTCTAAGTAAATCTTTAAATCACCATTAGACGCAATTGCTTCAGGATAATTATCTTCTATAAAAGTAGTAGGTCTAAATATACCTACATCATTCAACTCTTTAACTAATTCTAAAGATGTAAAAACTTCATCTTTACTCCAACCAGAAAAACCTTTTGCTTCTAATGACATATATGAGAACTCCCATTCTATATCATCTATTCTTGGTTTAATATACCTGGTAGTTTTATTCTTATCTGTTTGTTGTATAAGTGTATAGTTACCATAGTAGTAGAGGTTTCCAGGCATATACCGGAAACCTCCAAACATTTCTCCCCATAATCCTTCTATACATCGCTTCGTTTCTCTTGACCAAAAAATATTATATTGTGGGGAATCGGGATGTAGTAAAGGTACTTCAGTGAGAAATTGTTTTAAATTTTCAATCCTGATATAATCAGTATATACAGGTCTGTTATCTATGAGTAACAATATTCCATATTTTAGTTACTAAATAATCTAATAAGTAACAATCCACTTCATCATTATCGTAACTTGGTTTAAAACATATAAACTCAAGTATACGATTTTTAATATGATTTACTTCATGTACTATAGTACCAATATCTAAGGTATCTTCTGATAAACATAAATAGTATTCATTATATGTTTCATCTGGTATAACTGCTGCTAACATTGTAGAATTTAAAGTAGCATCTATTTTAAAATGTTTAACTACTTCTACAACACTTTTACCTATACCAATATATACCACCGCGTCAAATATAGGAACCTTCAGAGTTTTTGTGAACATAATTTAGTTTTTAACTTAATTTAAAAATTTTGAATCTGCTTGCATTCGATTCAAACAATCTAAAGGTGTTTCTGATTTTAACATTGTATAACTACAGCCAAGTGTACCGCCTTTCCAGCTACCTTTACGTTTACCCACTTCAGCATCAAAGTCAACATTAATTGATTTAACTGTCTTAGCAAACAATTTTGTCCATTTAAACCACTTAGGTCTCCACTCCCTTTCATCTACACTAACTGTTGCATTTACTACAGTATTATCATATTTATCAATAAACGGATAAGTTTTCTTCCATTTATTTTCTTCCAACCATTCGTAAGTTACTTGATTTGGATTACTTACATTTCCATTCCATACTAAACGATTCGTATCAGTTTCATGATACCACTCGTATGTATCCAATAATGTAGAAGTCCTAACCCAGGTTAAATCCCAGGGTAATCTATAAGACACAAACGAGTATCCTTCTAAAGAACCTTTACCTGTATAAATAAACACCGAATTACTATGAAATGATATACCCCATTTAGCACTTTCACAATTCTGGATACCTGTTCGAATCGGTAAGTGAATATAAAGTTTACCCCATCCAAAAAATATAAAAGGTATTAAATAGGGACAGAACCATACTAATGTTAATGCTATTAATTGAGTTATGCTACACGATAATTCAGGTCTTTCGTCAAAATAACCTGCTTTTTCTAAAGCAAAACTGTGACTAAATCTTGGATAAAAATGTATCCACCTACTATCTTCCGTCTTGTACTTCATCTTCAGTTAAATTATTATTTGCGGCAATCTTACCACATTCAATTAGAAACTCATCTAATTCGTTAAAAAGTTCTTTCAGTTCTTCTTCTGTAAATGTTTTATCACTCATCTATATCAATTATTAATTGTCCTTTTTCTCTTAATGTTTCTTTACGTCCACCATGTACTCGTAATTCACCCTGTTCTTCATCAAACATTCGTTTAACTTCTTCATACTGTTTATACACGTTTAATGTATTCTTAGTCATCATTTCAAGGTCTTTTACTGTACCTGGTAGTATTTGTGCACGACCTGTCTTATCATAACCCACAACTTCATCAAATCTATACTCTGTAGTATTTATCAAATTAGCACGTTGTAATAACTTATTCTCTTCTAATTTAAAAGCTCTGGCTGCTGGAGTAAGTAAGTGCATATCATATTCTTCAATACACCTTTTTATAAGTTCATCTGTAAAATTAAAATCAGGGTTGTAATACAATATAGAATCTACTTTATGTTCTCCTTTCTGCCTATATACTTTATTTTCATAAGAAGGATCTTCATGTAACCATATACACCACATTTCTTTAGATGATACTGAGTGATTTTTACTATCATCACGTTCATATAATAGTGCAAAAGGTTTTATATAAATCAGCTGTGGATTAAGTTCCCAGAAGTTTTGATTTATATTAAATGTACCTACATTAATAAATTTATACGCCATGTTGTTTCTGTATTACTACTGTAAAACCATTTCCTACCTTATCATCTACATCTTGTACATGTGTTACAACAAATCCAAAAGCTTTAACCATCTTTACAAAATCATCTGTACGCCATACAGTATAATGTTGTGCACCGTCTTCAAGATAAGGTATATCAAGTCGCTCAATTATTTCAGTAATTGTAGTGACCTCTCTATCCTTATCAAAGGTTCTATCCTTATGAGGACATATAATATAGATATATCCACCGGGTTTAATCACTCTATACCATTCTCGTAGTGCTTTTATAGGATTGAAGAAATGTTCTATAACGTGTGAAGACATTATAGCATCTGCGTAATTATCTGGAAATGGTAAATCTACTCCAGTAACTTCAACATCTACTGTTGCAATACCTTCACCTAATACTTCAGATTCCTGTTCATATACTTCTCGATACTTTTTAGGTAAATCTACATTAAAATAAGATTCCGATTTAATATTAAAAGGATTGTGTGCAGATGCACCTATCTCTATAATAACATCAGAGTTGTCTAATAGCTCATGCGCAAGTGCTGAATCTTTAAATTTCATAACCATTTTGGTTTATCATCATCGCTTGGTTTTACACTAATTATATAGCATATAACAATGACTATAACTATTAATAATATCATACGTTTGTTAATTCGAACCACCTTCTTTCCAGAAAAGCTTCCCCTTCTGACATATACTTATGATAATCCACTGAATGCGGATGATCTGTAAATACAGTTTGATTGAATGCAGTCATGTAGTTAATCATTTTCTTTTTAAACTGTTCATACGTCCTTAAAGAGTAGTGTTTATAATACACTCCATTACTATCAATGGTAGGTTCTATACCTTCTATAATATGATTACCCATTGATATATTCCATTCAGACTTTAACTTACCAAATACCTTTCTATGAGGTTCTTGAAAGTAATTATACCCAGATGGTAATATATTCAGATATTTCATTTCACCCCATCCAAAGGACGTGTTGTAAGATTCAAGCCATTGGTGTATATCAGGTGTGGTTATAAACTCATCAGCATCTGCTGGAAATATCCAATCACATCCATCGCTAAGAGCTTTGTTTTTAAGCGTATTAATAATTTCTCTGCCGGGCCAGTTAGTTCTATTATCTGATATAAAATAAGCAGCGTAATTCTTTGCAATAGTATCACTACCATCTACACTACCGTTATCACATATATAGAAATTTTCTACACCTACGGATTGCCAGTGAGATAGACATTTTTCTATAATGTCTATCTCATCTCTAAGCATCATTACAACAGCTACTTTCATAGTCCGTGAATATTAATCAATTCGGTTGCATCTTCGAAAGACATGTCTAAGATAATAGACATTCTATCATAATTGTAATAGTATTCAAATACAGTCCTATCATAATTTAATTCGCCACCTTCATTAATAGTAGGTCGTATCTCCACATTTTTACAGTTAGCCAGATTAATACTCATAGGTACTACTAACTCTTTCTCAATATCTAACATATATTCAGGACTATCTTCCTGTGGTACATGTACCATTAAAAAATTCAAGGTAATTCTTGACATACAGTTACTTTTATTTTTAAAACAGTTATTGTTTCATCATCGAAGAAAACCCTAACTTGTTTAAGATCATAATAATTTTTACCAACTGCTTTTAAATGTGCAGGAATTTCAGGCGTTTTGTAGCTTACATTTATATTACCCCCATCTGATGCAATAGCTGTACAACTACAATCAGCTTTTATTTCCTTTATAGTGGATTGTCCACTATATTTAAAGTTGGCACTAAGTCTTGTGTGCTCCAACTGGTTTCCAAAGTCATATTCTGTTGTATTCCACATGGTTTATCTGATAAAGCTTTTTCATTAAAAGGACATCCGCAATGCGTACATCTACCCAATTCAAAACAAGTAGGACATTCTAAAGATTTCTTATACCACTTTATAATGTACTTTCCGTGTACGAACCATAATAAATGTCCTTGCATATACCACCAAATATTAAGTGGATTATTTAAAACGTATTTTAGTCTGTAACTGAAGTGTGAAATCCTTTTCATTGTTAATACCTTTTGCAGCAGTTAAAGAAAAATCTCTGTAATTAAGACTAAGTACAGGTTGAAAGTTAAATAACATATCAGACCGTACTCCTGCCCATACACTAAATCCTGCCTTTTGCTTAATTACTTTAGTAACAACAACTTCTTTTGGCACATATACTGTTTTAACGGTAGCAGTATCCTTTGTTGTAACATAAACATCTTGCTTATGAGATATTAATTCTCCTTTAATAAGCATTGAATCTGTTACAACTATACCTTTATCTGCTGTTGTAAAACTATACGGTGTAACAAGATAATCTGTTGTATCTATGGTAACTATAGTTACAGTATCGTGTTTAGGTAAAATACGTGTTTTAGTAATGTATACAATATTCTCTGTAACTACAGTATCTACAACAGGTGTTAGATTACATAAAGAATCAATTAATACACTATCTTGCACCTTAGACTTGATAAGTTCATCATATCGTTCCTGTAAAGGATTTACTTTAGATGAACACCTATTCAATAATAATAGTATTGCAAGTACACCGATAACAAGTATACTTAGAAAATCTTTAATTTTCATATAATAACTTTAATTTGTTGACGTGAAATAATAGCGTAACCAAAATCAATATCCTGAACAGTTTGTGGTACTTGTGTATCATTATAATCAGGATGTGCATATTCATCAGTATAACCTACGATAACATCTCCATCTACAACTACTCGTGGTTTTACAATATGTACAAGCATTCCAGGTTGTAACTCTGCTTCATATCCGGGTACTGCAACAATTACTGCTACAGGTTTAAACCTGAAAGGATCTACAATCTTATCTCCAATAGAACCTGCATTAGTTTGTTTACGTGCAAAAGATGTTTTTGGTAGAATAAGTGAACTCTCCCCAATCTTCTTAATTTCATCTTCCATTACAAAAAGACGTACTATAAAACTACTAAGTGGTTTTAGAGAACTATACCTCGGATCTAATGTAGTAATACTACTATTATAATTAGCTCTGATTTCTGCTTCAGAACTTTGTACAGCAGTCATAGTAGCTGCTTCTTTTACTAAGAAGTCATTTGTTACAACTTCTTCACCTTCTACAAACGGTGTTTGGAAGTACACTTTATTCGTACTTTTTTCATGTGCAATGTCTTCCACTGTAATACCTTTAAGGTTTTGCTTTCCTTTTAAAATTTCCATAATTTTTCAAATTGTCTAAAACTTCTTGCCAATATTGGCGACTATAAACATATTTAGGTGAATCTCTGGTACTAATAAAATTAATGTAATTCTGTATCTTAGTACGTCTGAGTTTAAACTTGAAGAACTTGTTAAACATTATACCGTACTTTATCTTATGAGGATGGTAGAAATAATGTTTAACTCCAGCCCATAAATCAGATACTACAATATGTACTTGTTCTTCAGGTAAATTAAGCTTTTTAGCTACTTCCTTCACAAGGTCTGAGTACATCTTCTATTTGTTCTGAGTTGATTCTAAGTGTTATATTCTTATACCTATGAATCTCCTTTAATAAATCAACATGCAAGTCTTCTTTAAGTTCTGCATACGCAGACGGTGATAAATCAAATGAATCTATTTTACCACACGTATTAACTAACTCATCAAGTATTTCCTTCATTTTCTTTTAATTTTAACACAAAGCTAATCTTAACGGAGACTTCTTCGTTGCCAGATTCTTGCATTTTCTTAATTTGCTTCTGTAGATTACGTATAGATGATGTAACAAACATTTCATCTAACCATCCTTTCTTGTTCATAGAAGACCTTAAAGATGATAGTTGTGAATTAGCCATCTTAAACCTTTTCAAAAGTTCTTGACGATACTCTCCTCTAAAATAATCTTTAAAAGGATCTCCTTGTAATATAAACGTGAGAACTTCTTTCTCTTTGTGCTGTAACTGAAGTGTCTTATCAGTTAGTGTAGATTCAAGTACAGATAATAACTTATACCAGAAATCATCTTCGTACTCGCTTTTAACATAAATCGTATTTAACGTAAGTTCCATTTTTTCATAATTTACTGCAAATATAAAAAGATTTTCCCTAGTTTTGTAAAAATTAAAATTATGCAAAATAAATCTGCACGAATAATTTAAACAGAAAAAAAATGCT